CATGGACCTAGTGTCCATGCAGAGATTTGTAATACTTTTATCAGATATGTTTATGATGTTGTTTCAAGAGTTAATCTTGAAACTTTCGTATGTTAGAGCTTGTATGTTGTTGTCAATGTATGGGCCCGACCCATACAACTTCACATACAAGATGACTTTCATTCGTTAAGTTTCGTAATTGAAGAACTCTTGTTGCTTTAAGTAGACTATTTGATGATTTGTTACTTATCGTCCCAGTTTTTCATCTGTTCACAGTTGTAACACAACCAAACGTTACATAACGCAGACTGTGTCCTATGTACTAGAAAAGTAGATGCAAAGATAACAAGACTACTTGAGCTACTGATAAAGTTTATACTTTCGCTTTTGATGTAGATGTTCGTTTACTTGAGTATAGCGCCCCGAACCGGGCGCTTTTGTCTTTGGAGAATTTAATCAACTCTCCTGTTTTTAGGTTATAACATTCACACGGAATGTTAGTGTTAGTACTTTTGTGCTTAACAACCACCCCCACACGGAAAATTATTTTTCCACCTGGCTCTTACTGAGTGTTATTGAGCCACTTGTTTGGTGTCTCTATCAATTGTAAGGTGTCTACGGACTGCCAAAGCCTTATGTATTTGATATTGAAACCTTTCTATTTGAAGTTTTAACTATGAAGTTCATTCATTAGTTGGTGATTTAGGTTTATGGACTTAACACTACACGAAGAATCCAACTCACATACTAGAAAATTATGTTTGACATATGTCATGAAAGCATACTCGCCCGCAGAATGGGTTTAGAGATGTTAGTAAAAGAGTAAAGTTATGTTTGAAGAATTGGTCTTCGGAGGTGTTTTAATGGAACGTACCCCAAGATCCCCTTATAACCGGAATATGCAGATGATTATGTGTAATTTAAGGTGCGGCTACCACCGCACTAGGGCAGGCATGCTCGATTTTTAATCACCTCTACCTGATGCTGACCCACCAATATTTTTGAATTTATGAATTAGTTTTATTCTGATCTGTGGAAAATTTACTTGGCACGCCCTTCTTTTTAATCATGAATTTGTTCAAAATTTGCGGAGAAAAAATCAACAATGCCAAAAGGGCCCTGGTAATGGAAACATTACTTCAGAAATACAGTCACGAAGAACTAGTTTGTCAGGGTGAGTTTTATGATAAACAAACCCGGATAGAACTGTTTAAGAAGAGACGTAGAGCTGCGACCAAAGAACGCGGCAAAATTAAAAGGAG